ATATTCACTCAAAAAAATGAGGATAACATGAAAAAATTCCTTGCCGAGTGCAAGGTGGACTACACTAAAAAAATAGAATACCCCCCAGTCGCATTGTCTTTAGGTAATAAGGTGTTACAAACAAAAAACGGTAATCTTGTACTACCCATTCCTATAGGGACTTATGGAAACATCTCTATGATTTCAGCTCCTGCAAAAACAAAAAAGACATTTTTCGTATCACTTTTAACTGCTGCATATTTGTCGGGAGATAATCCATACTGCGGAGGGATAAAGGGTCATAGAGGCTCAAGGAGTGTGCTTCACATAGACACTGAGCAGGGCAAATGGCATTGCCATAGGACTTTTCAATCAGTCTACGATGTAGCCAATATAGACGATAAAGAAAAATACCATACTTTTGGGTTACGCTCAATAGGATGGAAAAACCGTTTGCCATTCATTGACCATTGCTTAGACAAGATAAAAAATGTTGGGTTACTTTGTATTGATGGGGTTGCTGATTTGTTACTTGACCCAAACAATCAAGAACAGAGTAACGAAGTAGCAGAAAAGCTGATGCAACTAAGCGAAAAATATAATTGCCATATTTTAACTGTGATACATTCAAACCATGGGTCAGAAAAAGCGAGAGGTCATCTTGGAACATCGTTAATAAATAAAATAGAAACAGAAATACGGTTGGAAAAGAATACAGTAAACACAGATTGGACTACGGTTCACTGTAAGGTTTCAAGGGGTTACCCTTTTGAAACATTTAGTTTTAAAGTAAACAATAACGGTTATCCTGAGGTAATTACCGATATATATGACCCCTTAAAATAAAATGTTTGAGAAGGAAATGACCTTAATTTATAATAAAAAAAAGATCTGGAAAAATATCCTTTTGCATTTTGGTTGTCCGATATGTGTTTGTGATGATATGGTCTCGGATATGTATTTAAAAGTAATGGAAAGGCTTCAAGCAGGTAAAAACATCATGTATAATGAAACCGAAATTAATTATTTCTATGTGTATAAAATATTAAGAAGCCTTTATTACGACAAACGAAGAAAGGATAAGGATTATTACTTGGTCAGTTTGGCTTATTTGGTCGATTCTGAAGCCGATATTGATAATTCTCAATATTATGAGATGGTGGAATCTGAATTAAAAGCAATGTATTGGTATGATCGCAAAGTTTTTGAGATTGTTACAAGTGGAGAAAGCATTTTGAAGCTGTCACAAAAGACTAAAATATCGTATTATAGCTTGTATAGAACGTTCAATAAAGTTAAAAAACAATTAAAAAAATTATTATGAGATTAGGAGACATAGTATTTCACTTTACCAGATTGACTGGCATTAAATCGCTAGTTGATAGCTATAATTTGTATATGGGTAAGCCGTGCAAATGTGATAAAAGAAGAAAAAAATGGAATAAATTAACTTTAAAAAGGAGACAATAAGATGGCAAACTTAAGAAATAAAAAAATTAGCGATAATTTCTTGAAAGAAGATTACGCAAAATGGAAGATTTTTAGGAATAGTGTTTCAAACACCATAAGCAATGATGAATATAATTTGCTTTGTGACTTACACGCATATTACTTTCAGCACAAATCGTATCACCCATCTAAATGTTGCGGTCAAAAGACATTAAACAATTGGATTACAGATTTAAACTTGCTTTATCTTAATGGGTTGTAAATTATTTAGTATATATTTACTCTATGGAATATCAGTTCTTGCATCCTCAAATAGAAACGAGACATTTAACGATTAGAAAAGACGATCCCAGATGGCTTGGTTACTGGATGGATTATTTACACTTTAAAAATACACACAATGAGTTACACGAGAGAGTTCGAACAAGTGCTAAATTTTTATAAAAACACGAATGCGACGCAGCACCAAATGTTTCTGAGATTAATTGCCGATAAAATTTCGTTTTTTCATTCTGAAAACAAAGAATCGTTAGAAATAGATGAGGAATACGACATAAGTTTTAATGGAATCTATCATCAAATAAATGTCAAATGATTGATGTCACACTATTATTGGATGCGGATTCATTGATATGGGCGGCATGTTATAACAAAGAGACCTCAGATTGGTATACAAATGAAAGCGATGTTAGGGATAAGTACGATAAAAACTTAGCAAGGATTATATCAGAGATTGGAGCATTTGTTCTTGTTGGAGATTTAATAACATTTAACGGCAGCAGGGGCAATTTTAGAAAGCTGATAGGTAGTAACAATACTTACAAGGCAAACAGACAAGAAAGCCGTCTCCCTTTACTGCTAAATGAAGGTCATAGATACTTAAAAGACCATTATAATGGTGTTGCAGGGTATGGTGTAGAAACGGATGATATGGTAGCCAGAAAGTGGAACAGCTTACAGAAAGAAAACGGAAGGGATTCTGTTATGATTGTTTCAATAGATAAAGATTACCGACAACTGCCCTGCTTACTATATAACTACCATTGGAACAGTAGGTCACTTTCCGATATTTCAGAAGATGAGGCTAGGTATAATTTTTATGCTCAAATGATCTGTGGAGACCAAGCTGATAATGTGAATTTCTTATTGGGAAAAGGACCAGTATTTTCAAAAAAATATTTAATGGGATGTAAAACAGAGTATCACTACATAAAAAGGGTATTTCTGTTATTTAAAACACGTTATAAAAGTAAGGCAAGGGAAAAATTCATTGAATGTTACAATTTACTCAAACTTAGAACCAATTAATTATAAAAGGTAACTACATAAAACAGATACAAAAATGACACAAGCAGAAGTATTAATCGAAAAAGTAAAAATCAGAGAGGAAAGGATTAAAATGTTAAAAGACCCAACAATGGATCATTTAAAGGCATCGGGAATCTTAAAAGGTCTGAAAAAATTAAACAGAGAAATTAAAAAATTACAAGACAATTTATAAAAATATGACGCCTCAAGAAATAGCAAATAAAATAACAGTATTATCGGGCATTGACCCTTTTTATAACACGAGACAACCAAGGGTAATCGAAGTTAGATCTCTTCTTTGTTTTATTTTACGAGAAAAACTCGAAATGAGATGGATTGCTATTAAACATTTTTTTAAGAAAAATGGCAGGAAAACAGATAACGCTAGTTTGATAAATTCATACAACAAGTATCAGCTATACAAAAGAGATAACAAGAATTTAAAAAAATGGGAGTTAAAATTCACTTTTCAAAACGAAAATATTGATCAAATTAATCAAGTTTATGTATGGCAAACCCGATACAAAAACTTAGAACGAAAATTAAAAAATTGTGAGAAACAAAATAAAAAAAATATTAGAGATTTTGTTAACAACGGAAGATGAAGAACCTACAGCTTTTTGGTTAAAGATACCTGCTACGTTTTCAAGTAAAAGCGAACGAACCAAATTCATTAATAATACAATGAAATTTCTTAATAAAAAAACAACAACAATCTAACATGAAAAAAGAAGTCGATATAAACACACTAAAAAACAACCCTTCAAACCCTAGGGTCATAAACGAAAAAGATTACAAGAAGCTGTTGGATAGCATTAAAGAATTACCCAAAATGATGGAGGTAAATCCTCTTGTAATCGATAATGACATGATGGTGATAGGTGGGAACATGAGATTGAGAGCGTGTAAGGAGTTAGGATGGAAGAAGGTCTGGATTGAAACAACCGAGGATTGGACCGAAAAAGAAAAAGAAGCGTTTATAATAAAAGACAATTCTCATTTTGGTCAATGGGATTGGGATATACTTTCAAACGATTGGCAAACAGAACAATTAAATCATTGGGGTGTGTCTGTATGGGAAAACCAAACAGATGACATAATGAACGTAAATAAAGGAGATGAAAATTCCGAGTGGGTAGGCATGCCCGAGTTTGAAGGAGCAGAACAACCATTAAAAATTGTGGTTAGTTTTTTAACTGAAAAAAATAGGGAAGATTTCGCAAAAAAACATTCACTTGAATTTTCAATCAATTCGGGAAGGACTTGGAGTACCTCATATCCCTTCAAAAAAATCGAAGATGTCAAATCTTTAAAGTATGAATAAAAACCTAAAATATCCAATCTGTATTATTTCAAAAGACAGAGCGGATACTTGTAAAACTCGTATGTTATTTGACCCTTATGACATTGATTACTTTGTCATGGTTGAACCAAATGATTACGAATCGTATGTTGCTAAATTTGGCAAATCAAAAGTTGTTAATATAGGTGAAAATAATAAAGGTGTTTATTACGTACGTAATTTTTGTATTGAATGGAGCAAAGAAAAAGGGTACGATAAACATTGGCAAATTGATGATGATGTAAACGCTATTTTTTTTAGACCAATGAATAAGGCAACTGGAATTAGGGAAAGGGAAAGCATAAAAAACCCTTTAAAAACCCTTTCATACGTTGAGGATTTTTCTGATAAATTTAGCAACCATGGAGTATCGTGTTTTTCTCAAGACGTTTTTGCGTTTGCAAAGCCTAGAGACATAGACCTTAATAAAATGGTTTATTGTTGGCAATTTATAAACAACGCAGTTGATTCAAGGTTTCAACCTCATACATCTGAGGATACAGATTTTAGTATACAAGTACTGAAAGAGAATTACGTTACAATGATTTTTAATACATGCACGTTTCGAATGCCTAGATCTGGAAGCAACAAAGGAGGATGTAGCTCTTCTGTTAATTATAAAAAGAAAGGGAATATATCGGGACGAAAACAGATGAACTTAAAAATTGTTGAAACGTATCCGCAATGGTTTACAGAACACACAAAAAAAGGACAATCAGAATTAAAGCCATCTAGGATTTGGCGGTCTTTTAAACAAAAGCCAATCTTAAAAAAATAATAATGAATAGGTACCCAGTTTACATCGTTTCAAAAGGAAGGTGGGAAAACCCACTAACGGCTAATTTTTTTAAAAAGGATAATGTTGATTTTAGAATCGTTGTTGAACCAAAGGAATATGATAATTATTGTGATTCCATAGGATCTCAATATGTGATGCAGTTACCGTTTGGGGATTTAGATCTTGGAAGCTACCCTGCTAGGAATTTTGCATGGGAACATAGCATGAAGGAAGGTCATGAAAGGCATTGGATTTTTGATGATAATATTAGATCAATTCAAAGAGTACATAAAGGCAAAAGAATAAAATGCGATTCAAAAAAAGCAATACAAGTTCTTGAGGATTTTACTGATAGGTACGAGAACATAGGAATAACAGCTTTTAATTATTACAAGTTTGTAATCCCAGGATATTCCGACAAGATACCTTTTCGATTTAACGTCCATGGATACAGTGCATTATTAATAAAGAACAACATGCCATACAGATGGCGGATGAAATACAATGAGGATATTGATTTGTGCTTACAAGTTTTGCATAATAAATTGTGCACCGTATTGTTTAATGCTTTTATAATAGCTAAAGTTAGCACGGTTGAAAAAATGAAGGGGGGTAATCAGACCGAATTGTATAAAGGGAATGCTTACGAGAAAAAGTTTTTAAAAGCACGGAGTTTGGAAGAGGTCTGGCCACAATATGCTAAAACAATAATAAGATACAATAGACCTCACCATTCTGTTAACTGGAGAGTGCATTTTAAACACCCCTTAATTAGACGTTCAGATATTGATTGGGATACATTAAAGGATAAAGCCTATGATTTTAAGCTAAAAAAATTAAGTAAAATAAACAGCAAATCGTTAGACGAATTTTATGAAAAAAATCGATGATAAAGTGGAGAAAAGTAGACACATAAAGAAGGAAGCTGTTCTTGAAGCATTGACAAAAAGCCTTGGGATAGCCACAACTGCTTGTAATAAGGTAGACGTACCTCAAAGTACATTTTATAAATGGAAAAAAACTGATCCAGAGTTTGCAGAACGAGTTAAAGCCATTGATAATATCGCTCTTGATTTATCGGAGAGCAAAATGCTTGAATTGATAAACGGAGGCAGTGAAACTCTAGTAAAATTCCACTTAAGTCATAAGGGCAAGGACAGAGGATACGTTCAAAGAAAAGAAATAACGGGACTTGACGGAGAACCCAACAACTTTATTATCGAGATAATTGATTCAACAGATAAAAATACAGACTAATGTAGTCTACCGACATCTCAGCAAAAGCGATAAAAAAATTATTGTAGAACAAGGCGGTACAAGATCGGGTAAAACCTATAATATATTGATGTGGATTATATTTAACTATTGTCCACAGAATTCAAAGAAGATAATTACCGTTTGCCGTAAGACATTCCCTGCATTAAGGGCAACAGTGATGCGTGATTTTTTAGAAATTATACGTACTAATGGAATTTACGATGAGGAACATCATAATAAGTCAAACTCGGAATATCTACTCTACGGCAATCTTATCGAATTTACTAGCTTAGACCAATCACAAAAGATTAGAGGTCGTAAAAGAGACCTATTGTTCATTAACGAGGCGAATGAACTTTACTGGGAGGACTGGCAACAGCTGATTTTTAGAACGCAAGAAAGAATCATCCTTGATTACAATCCATCAGATGAATACCATTGGATTTATGACAAGGTAATCCCGAGAGACGATTGCGATTTCTTTAAAACCACTTACCACAACAACCCCTTTTTAGACCAAACAATAATAGATGAAATTGAGCGTCTTAAAAAGACTGACCCTCAATACTGGCAGATTTACGGACTGGGTGAAAAAGCAGGAAGCATTGCAACAATATTTGCTTACTCAGAAGTGGATAAAATACCCGAGGATGCCAAGTTAATTTCTATGGGAATGGATTATGGGTACACAAATGACCCTACGGTTTTAGCTAGTGTTTATGTAGAAGATCAAAACCTATATATCGAAGAACATTTATACAGAACACAAATGACTACGCAGGATATTCATAACTTCCTAGTGGAAAAAGGATTTGAAAGATCGCTTATTTATGCCGATTCGGCAGAGCCAAGGCTAAATGATGAACTCAGAAGAATGGGACACAATATTCATCCGTCATTAAAAGGCAAGGATTCAGT